CCTTCGTGTGTGTACAGCAGAGGTTAGACCGCGTTATTGGCGCGGTCAAGGGAAATTGTTTCCCGGAGAACAATTAAATCAGCGAAAGAATTTGCCATTTACGCAGTGTAGGAGGGCGCGCTTGCCGTTTGCGTACACGACACAGTGCGTGTGATGCCAGGATGACGGGGAATCCTCGTTGTAGCCCATCTTTAGCTTGCTGGTTGTGCCTACGCAGTAAGCCCCATCGATGATCGCTGGGGAGTGGCTATGACCAGTGACGGTACGAGCGCCGATATTGCTAAACCCTTTCGTGCTTCCCCGTGCGCCATTTGGTCCGCGATGACCATGGAATCCTAGCTCGATACCGTGACGCGAGAACGATTCGCCTGGTCGCAGCCAGTGAATAGACTCTGGAGTCGATGCCAGCTTATCAACCCAATACTTGAACGGGTCCAGATACGAGCCCTCATGGATCGCCCGAAGCATTGCAGCCTTTGTCTCGTGATAGACAAGCGCGTTCTCCAGATCTAGAGCGTTCTCGTACTTTGACAGGTACTGCGTGAAGTGCTCGTTGTGGTTCGAGCCGACCATGACGATCTCTGGCGCCCACATAGAGATACGGTCTAGGATCTTGGCCGTCACCTTGAGCTCGGACAGAATGCTGTTCTGCTTGGTGATGTGCAGCTTGAAGCGCTCGAAGTAACCCGAGTGGTGAGAGGCTGACGAGAAATCAAGCGCATCATGCAGGCAGACCGACTTAGGATTGATAGCAACTGCGAGGCGCTCTGTAGCGTCTAGAGCCTTGCTGTCTACCTGTCTAGCGTGTAGGTCACCAAGGATCAATACAGAGGCATCAGGAGCGACCTCAACGCCATGCCTTGAGTACTTGACGGTCAAGTCGATGAACGATCCGTCTTTCTCGCCCAATACGTGACGCAGGTGTGTCCCTTTGCGGTCTACTTCGACAATCACTGCACCTAGAGTGTGATGGAATTCGCCGCGCTTGCCCGCATTGGTGTCTGAGTACTGCGGCACAGTGCATGAGCCGGTAGTCATGACAAGCTTGGCTTCGTCACCAACCATAGTCGCTACAGACTGAAGCGCGACCTTCGTGTGAGCCAGGATCGCGGAGTCTGTGCCTGATACAGTAAGCCAGCCTTGGAGCGGGTTGATGGCGGTCGGTTGAATCTTGATATCGGCCAACAGAACAACGTCGCGGCATAGCTTGGTGCGCTCGCTGACCAAGTACGGAGTAAGTCGAGAATCCCATGAGTCGTCCGGCGCCTCTTCCTTGCGCGTAGGGTTGCGATAACGCATCGGCAGAACGATCAGTTTTGCGTTGTTAGCCTGGCAGTAGGTGTGCAGCGATGCAAGAAAGCCGTTGTGTGCCTTTGTAGCGTTGACTGCGGATGTAATGACGTAAGTGTTTGCCTGCTCCTGATTGGCTGCCTCCTTGGCCGGCTCGCTAGCCATTCGAGACTTCCACCTACGCACAGTCCTCTCATTAATCCCAAGATGATCCGCTGCCTGCTGATTCGTGTAGCCCTGGCTCATGCACCACTGAAGCTCTTGCATTTTCATCCCTCAACCTTTGACTTTCCCTGATGATACAAGGCTTTTGTGTGATCTTTTTGAGCGCGAAGAAAAGGCCCTGTGCGGGCCTTGGGTTACTGGGGGCGGGGATACTTGGCTATCGGGTACTTGATTTCATCGATTGTGTCGCAGAGCCCACTCAGAGGCCATTGCCAAGCATCACCAGCGGTATTTAGTTCGGGTTCTTTCTCAAACCAGAACGCACCCTCACCGTCAAGACCAAGCCAATTTGCCCAGTGCGGAGGATCTTCAAAGCCTTGCCAGCCATTCGATTTAGGCTCGCTTGCGGCTTCTAACTGCCCGCACTGCTCGCTAGCTGCTTCAGCGTACAGCGACGCATAGGCCACGAAGTCAAGCGCGGAGTCATGATGGTATTGCTCTGGGTTTTGCGCCTGCCTGACTAGCTTCAGGAGGCTTAGAAGAAGCCAGCCGTCACTCTCTTCAAGAGTGCGACCAGTGATGCAGTTGAACGCGCTGATTGTTGCGCCCATTGAGCGTTCACCAGTCGGTTTGTCGTACTGCTTGCCGCGTTCGGCCTGTACGTCGATTGCTGCTTGTAGGAATTCGTGGGATTTCATTGATTCAGCTCCAGGTCGTCTAGACAAACACCGGCTTCCGTCTCGGCTACCTCAAGCAATCGGCGCTCTTCACGCACGCCAATATTGCCATCCCGCAACCGATTCTCAGAGATCCCGGTGCGTAGGGCGATGATCGAGTAGGACCATCCCCGATTAACCATCTCCTGAATAACCTCATGCATGTAATTCTTCCTTGTGCGTTACGTCTAAAGGATCAGCGTCTGGGCGGACCGGCAGCAGATGAGTGCGCAGACACAGCGCCTGATCTACCGAGTCCCCGAATTTATCGACCAGCGATTCTGATTTTACGATGACTTCACCGCCTGGCTCGATGGACACTACTTCTGCCATCTTGCCTATGTTTACCTGTGTTACTTCATAACGTGCGCCGATTATCAGCACCAACCCACCTACTTGCAACTCGCTCATGTCCAAAGCCCCTGAGTAACAAGAGCCGATTCTACCTCAGACAGGGAGTGCTTGAATTCGAGGCTGGTGCAGAATGCGGCGCAGGTATTCCAGAATGTGTGGCGCGCATTGTCCAGGGTTTCTTTGGCGCTTGCTATGTCTTCGTGATCGCACTGAATGTAGGTGGCGTGTGCGGCTTCGAGTGCTTCACGTGCCTGCTTAACAGTAATGCTCATGCTTGGCGCTCCAGTTCTGACCAGATCATATCGGTGATTTCTTCTTGATTATCGTCTGCGTATTGCTCAGCAGCTTCCTTTGATAGCTGCTGCTCATCGTCATCAAATACTGCCAGGACATCGTATTCCAATTCTGAGTAGCCGTAGCAATCTGCGTCGCTATCAGCTCGTGTACCCATTGGCGCCTGCACGAATACATGCTTGATCTTTACGTCAATCGCATTGCCCCGCAGGAAAACCGTTAACTCTGACATTCCCTATCTCCCTATCTGCGCCCAAATAGCGCGTTCGATGTCACTTTGGAACTGGATCGAGATTAAGTCAAGCGATTCTTTTGAAATTGTTTCGCCTATTTCGTCGGTGCCTTCGAGTAGAGCCCACTCAAGCTCGCTGTGGCCGTTTGCGTGCGTAGTGGCTGGGGTTGTGTGGGCGTAGTGGATATCTACGCCTAGGGATAGGCCGTAGAGGCTTAGGCTGGGCATTAATTGTTTTCAGGAGAACTGATAGCAGCGTCCAGAATATCTCGCGTCTCGTCAAGTCCGGCGTACTGATCCCAGTACTCGCGACCCAATGCCTCACGGACTTCAATCAATGCTTTACGCAGAGATTCGTTTTCGGCCTTGAGCTCTTCATGAGAAGCATCCCACGCCGACTCCATAAGCTCCATGTGCCACTGACCTAGAGATGTACCGCAGTGCTCGCCAATGTCCTGCATCATGTCGAACCATTCTTCAAATGTTCTCATACACCCCTCCAATAACTAATTTTCACCTTAACGGCAGGCATTGTGTAGACGAGAATGAAGTAAGTCAAGGCGATCATTCACGCTCTCCAATCTTAGCAGCGCAATCAAGGATCAGCTCGCGAACTGCCTGATTCGCATCTGAGTAGTAACAATATGCCTTGCTGGACTGTACGCACTCGCCATGCATGACAACTCCTTCAACCCAATCACCAGGGAATCGGTCGTTCGGAAACTGCACATTTATCTGTAGCTGAACCATGAGCGAAAAAGCATCTGAGTCCGACGTAGCCGGCTCCCACCGCCTAAGAATAGCCCCATCCTTAGCCAGATAGTTCGCGCCGTCTGGATCCGTGAAAAGGTCACACTCAATCGCGAAGGCTGCGTTTTTTAGGGTTGTGGTTGAGATGGTCATTTGTTCATCACCCTGTATCCGTTAGCTTCTGCCCACTCAATCGCGGACTGCCTAGATCTAAAGCATCCAAGTCCATGAATGCCTTGCTGAACTTCCCATATCGAACCAACAACCAAGTACACATTAACGCCCATACTACCCCTCCAAAAATAATCCAAAAAGAAAGGCTCACATTAGGAGCCTTTTGGTGGTTTTGCAAGGGTTATTTAATCCTC